ATGTATATTAGATAAACATATCTTTCCTAGTTATCTTGATTTCAAGTCTTTAATATATAAAGATTATATTATAGTCCGACTCAAGGACTTGTTGAAAGCAGAAATAAATTTTTGGTTTAATTAAGCAAAAGTTCAAATAGTTTCTTCTGCTGATCCAGGAATTGAGTTATAAGAGAAGCTCTATTTGAATTCATCAATTCTGCCTTTGTAGGCCCATATGAAGATCCATGAGCCACTACAAAATTATGACTTACATCAACTCTATATTTAGTTTTACCTTTGTCTCTAGATACTGAAAATTCTATTTTTTGGCTTGGGTTATCTTTATATCTGTAGGCTATGCCTCTCTCAGTCTTAATAATTTCGACATCGGGATCGAGAGGATCCATCCCTCTTTTTACAACATCCATAATCTCGTTATGTCTCATTGATACCATCTCTCCTGCTGATTCCCCTTCAATAACATGAAGTTCTAAAGTAGTGTTGTCTCGAAGGGCACCGCCAGTCTTAAAAGTTGCCACCCCTACTGCTTCTAACATGTTTGTGGCTTTGGCTCCCTTATTAAGTACATCATCTTTTCCAAATGTATCAGTATGTATCCTAGCAATTGTATTATGGCGTGTTAGTAATTCTGCAATATGAGCCCGTCCTTCTGGCGTGTCTAAGTGATGTTTTAAACCACCTAACGAATTTTCTATTGCGTTAGCCGTTTTTAAATTTTTAAGTTCATCATAAGTTAGATTTTCTGCCCAGGAATCTAATTGGGATTTTGCAGCTTTCTCTAGTGCATCATACTCAACTTCTTCATCATCCGACACAGTTACGTTTTGTATAGGTATTAAACTATCATAGGAGTCCCCTATATCAGAAAGATTTTTCCAAGTCTTTTTAACCCTTGTATCTATATCCTCATAACTATCATTTTCAGATTTAAAAAAGTCGTAAGCTACTTCTGTTATCCTTTTATCCTCTTCTAAGTCCAAAAGCATTGTATCATTTATGTTTTTTCTAACCCCTCCAACAACACCTGTCTTAGATAATGAATTTTTAATTCCATTTCTAAATAGACATAAGGGCTTGCCTTTAAATCTATCATTTAGAAAATCTTTCATTGCAGGTCCTTGACCTGCAATAACGTCTGGCATATCTGCATCAACATCATTTATACCATTAGGAGCATACTCTACAAGATTAGCTCCTGTACCCTTTTGATATTTTTTCCCTGCATCAATATTATCTGCTGCATGGTCACAATTACAATCTTCACCTTCATCGTTACATTTTGCCTCCCACATAACAATAGCATCATCTTTATCTGCTGAGTTTTTCCTAGCTGCAACGTCTCCTACTGGTAAAGAAAAATCAGCATCAAGCCTAGCATCTGCCTCGTCTGACATAACTTTTAAAGCTAGTAAAATCTTATTAAGATTTTCCCCCTCATAACCGTGTTCCTTCAATTCCTCTAATAAATCAGCATCTGCCACACTAGCAGCAGCATCGCCAACGTCATATGTCAACCCCCAACTATGAATCTCTAAAAATGTATTTTTATGTTTTAAAAAGTTTTCTTTCTGCTCACTAGCCGCCAGACATGCCGACTTATAGTAAGTAAGCATTCCTTGTGGTTCCACCCCTCTATTAGCAGCGAGCGCGCCTCGTCCTTCTTCACAAATTTCCCGTAATGTGTGATAAGCCTGCATGGACTCTAGCATTTTTCCACGTACGGCAGCTAGTGATCCACTAGTAGCTTTTTTTGTATATTCACCAATTTCAAGCTCTAGGTCAGTTTCTTCTTTTATATCATTATACTTATCTTTAGCCGCCTGAAGCATTCCTTTTAAAACACCAGTCCTGTCTCTGAATATAATTCCTTTCCCATCTACATATTCAATGACTACTGAGCCATCGTCCATGAGCTTAAAGTATTCTAAAGTATCTTTAATACTTATAGCATCAGATGCGTCTGTTTTTTTGGGATCAAGCACGCCCAGTAACTCATCTACTTTATTAAGGCCATGCTCTGCATCTATAGGATCTAAAGGAACAAGAGATACTTCACCGTCTTTTATAATTCCGCCTACTTTTCTGCCTCTACCTATTTGATGCTCATGACTTAACCGACCTCCACCCGCAATAACGCTGTTGAAAGTAATACACGATGCTGCTTTCCTAAATTTTGAGCCTTTTTTAATTGCTTGCCCACCAGTGCTAGGATCATTAATTATCTCCCCTTCTTCTGTCCTACCTTGATTCACATCATCTTGTCTTCTAGCCTTGTTAATCGCTCCCTTCAGATCTTCACAAAGCTTTTCAAATTTTCCTGCAATGTCTCTAAAAATCTTACCTAAGTTTTTAAATCCTCCAACTTTTGGAATTCTTACTCCCCATGGCAACATACCTTCAGCATATCCTTCAATGGTGGCACCCACAGGAGCATCTTTAGGATCCATAGGCACTTGATCGGTCGTTGTTGCCTGTCCTGGTACTTCTGGTGTTGTTGTCTGCTCTTGTCCTTCTCCTTCAAAAAAACCTATAAATTTTGCTCTACCTGGATCTTCAAACGTCTTTTGTTGAAAGCCTATTCCCTTATTAGAATAAGGAGCCCAATTTACTCCTTTTTGAGTCACAAATAATACAATAGGATGCCCCGTGGAAGTAGAGATTCCAGGAACCGTGTAAGGATTGTCCCTGGTTGCCTGCTGAGTACTAGCAGCCTTAATTTCGGCATCCGCTTTGGCCTCTGCTCCTCCATCCTGCTCCAATATTGTAAGTTTAAACGTACGCTTCTTTAGCTTTTTGAAACTTTCAAGGAGTTGCTCGTAGTATTTCATTCCTTATTATAGCAGGATAAAAAAAAGGCCCAAGCTAAGTTGGGCCTTAAGATTATATTCAATTAGAACATTAATCGATTATACTTCGCCACTTCCAATATGATCCATGAAATCGTAACGGAAGACTACTTCAATAGTGTGGAATTCGTTTGTGGAATAGTTAAACTCTGCCGTCTTCCAACTCTTTACCCAAACTCCATAACATTCAACAGAAGAATGAGGATTCATATTGTTTTGCAATTGTAAAATTGTCATCTTGTTAGCTTTAAAAGAACCTCCACCAGCAACTCCAGGAGCAGCATTCTTGGTCATTTCACCTGTTAAAGGATCATAAGTATCTTGGAACCACTGCCATAAAGTATTAGCTGCTTCTTTCAAGTACAAATTATCGAAAGTGACAGTAACTTCCTCAGGAGTAGCTTTACCTGGATAATAAATCTTATCATTTACCCTATCAATAACTATATCTTCTACGGTCATGCCTACTTGACTCACTTGCTTTGCAGCTATAGTAAGGTCATCCGCAACTCCAGGCCCTCCCGGTACCCCCTGAAACTGAATTTCAAATTGATATGCTCTTACTGAATCAAGGTCCGTTGAAACTGTAGGTAAGCCCTTTCCAGGAGTGAAAGGTCTTATGCCCTTATATACTGATCGTGCTACCATAATTTATTAGCCTCCTAATTGTGCTGATTGGTTGGTAAGGTTAATCTCGAAAATCAAGATTTCTGCTGCTTTAGTAGGCTTCAGAAGAACCTTACACCATAGCTCATTTCTATCTATCCTAGCCGAGGTATTTGTACTCTCGTCACAAACAACACGGAACTCCGTAATTCCCCTGCGCCTCTTGATATCATCAAGGAACGGATTAAGAACCTGCTCAACTTGCTCCCAAAGGATCTCGTCATTGGGCTCAAAAACAAACTGCCTAGTAGCACCTAAAATCACCTTACGGAGGAAAATCATTAATCTACGGACATTAACCCTATCCAAAGCAGAAGGACTACGAGTTGTAGTTCTCTGACCAAAGATCGTAATTCCTTGCTGCACAAAGTTAACAATAGGATTAACCACGTTGCCTCCCGAATACATAGAATCTCTATCACCCTGATTAAGTCTAACTTCAACATCCGAAGGCTTAGTAAGGCGACCTCTTAGATAACCAGCAGGAGCAAACCAAGGTTCTGATACATTATCTGTATACGCCATCTGCCTCAAAGCAAAAATAGCAGGATCGAGCCAAATATCCTTAGAATCATGCACGCTGAAAGCTTTTACCCAAGGCCAATAAATCGCAGCGTAAGTATTATTAATTGCTGATGATCTACTAGTCGTTAA